CAGTCGGAGATTTTATTGATAAAACTAAAGCTAAAGTAAAAGAGAAAATCGCTGAAGCAGAAGCAAAACAGGAGACTGCACGGAAAGAAGCAGAGAAAAATAGGCTGAAGGCTCTGTTGGGGGCAGCAGGAAACGTTAAAGAAAATGTAGAATTAATGGAAAGATGGACTGCTGCGAGAAAAGAGTTTAATAGGAATCTTTATGATTCTAGCACTGAGTTCACTAAGGCCTTAGCTAAGTATTCTAAAATGGCTGAAACAGGCTCGGATTCTGAAGCTATACTAGCGGAGTCGAAAAAAGATATAGAAAAAATACTCGAAGAAAGAGACAGGCTTCAGCTTCTCTTGTCGAACTTTGATGTTGAAAAACTTGATGGTGTATTGAGCGAAGCTGAGATAGACATGGCCGCTAACAACATAGCTATGGCAAAGATGGGCGAAAAGAAATTCGCGGCAGATGAAGCGGGCCAAAAGGCGGCACAAAAAGCTTATGACGTAGAATTTGAATTAGCGAGACAAACCATAAAGAACATGCTCGCTGGCAAAGACAATGCCGCGAAAAGAGCCGAAGACACCAAAAAGGCCGCTGACATAGAAGTTGAAGCTAAAACCGAAGCTGAAAAATACAAGAAGTTCTTAGAAAACCTTAAGAAGCAATCCAAAGCGATAAACAGCGTATATTCTGGAGCCGTTAAAGATAGCGAGCAATTAGAAAAACACCTTAGAGTATTTGCCGATTACCAAGCAATGGTCGCTAAGAACGCTCGCGCCGCTGCTCAAACCGATTTAGCTAAAGCATCCGTTGGCATGGGCTTCAGCACCAATTTAGTTGACCAAGCCAGCCAAACCGCGCAGAAAATTGCTGAGTCATTCGTGCTAAGAACCAGCGCTAAAGATAAAGCTCGCGCAACTACAGAAAAATTTAAATCAGAAATAGATTCAATGATGGAGAGCTTCCTACTTGATTATACCCACCCGATTGATGGGGGTCAAGGGCCGGGAGGCGCACTTACTGAAAAGCAACTAAAAATACAAGACGAGCTCGCTCACGCAATGAAAAAGTACGGTGGAGATATCCAAAAGATGCTCGCAGACAAAAATATATCAGAAGATTTAAGAGCTCACCTACAAAATGCTTTAAAAGAATTTGGCGACAAACACGAAAACGATATTAGAGCATCGCTGAAACAGGTGCAATTTGATTTACTTTTACAGAACTTTGACAATATGAACGAAGCCTTTAAGGCTGGTGGCGCTACCTTTGCGGACGTTAAATCTAAATATGACGCTATGGTTGCTGGCATCCTAGACGGAACTCATGACCTTACGGAAAAGGTCAAAGACAAAATGGAAGACTATAACAAGCTTGAGCTTGAACACGCCCAAGAAAGACTTTCTAAAGCCAACTCAATGGTGCGTAACGGTCAAAATTTAGCCAAGGCTTCCGTTTATGAACAAGCGGCAGCGCAGAGCACACAATCGTTCATTCAGGTTCCGGGGCAAAGAACTGACGCGGAAATACAAGACCATGTAAAAGCCAGAAGAAAAGCTTTAGGGGCCGCAAGCAGAGGCTACAACGACGAACTACAAAACACAATCAAACTTTACGAAGCTGGCGTAATCCCCACGGCCCAGTACAGACAGGCTTTAGAAAAAGCAAATGAAGCGGCGATTGAAGCTGGCGAATACGGATTTAAAAACCTCGCAGAAACAGTTCGCGCGGGCTTCAGCTACAGCCAACAAGACTACTTCAAAGATATCAATAGAATGGGCGCGGAATTCGCTCAGGACTTCCGCACTGGAACAGCAGGAGCGTTTAGTGAAGCAATCAAAGGAACCAAGAAGCTAAAAGAAGCGTTTGGTGACATGTTCGCAAACATGGCCGACAAGATGCTTGACAACGCACTTCAAATGGGTGTCAATTCGATTTTTGATGCGGTTCTTGGGCGCGGCGGCAAAATGAAAAAGGGCGGAGAAGTTAAAGGTTACGCATCTGGAGGTATAGTTAGCGGAGGCTCTGGAACGAAAGATGACGTACCAGCTTACTTGACCAAGGGTGAGTATGTTATCAGAAAATCAGCCGTAAACGCATATGGGCAAAAGTTCTTTGACGCCCTCAACAGCGCCAACGTAGTCACAGCCGAAAAGGGTGGCGCCATCGCTAGACTCGCAAACATCAAAAGACAAGAGCTTACGAAAGCTAGGGACTTAAGAGCGGCGGGCATACAAGCATTCAACTACAAACAGTTTGGCGAAGAAGACAAGAAGGACTGGTTGGGCAGAGAGACTGGCGAGAAAGAGCTCGAAACGCACAGAGGCTACAGAGTAAACCTCAACGACTCGCTGACCCCGCAAAGAATTGAAGCAATCAAAACCATAGCTGAAAAATATCCAGAAGTCGGCAAGAATCTAGACAGAGATTTGTTTGACCAATCTTCCATCGAAATTGGCAAGGGCTCTTACAAGGTGCATCTCAAAAACAAATATGTAATGGATAACCTTAAGCGTCCTGAGATGGGTAAGTTGATACAGGATTCCAAACTGTCAGCCTTCGCCATGACCAACGAGAACAATCCTCAAAACAAATACAAATTTGAGAAAATGGACACCTTCTTCAACTACCAGAAGGAGAAGCTTGAATTCCTCAAATCTCAGGATGAGGCGATGGAAAAACACGAGCGCCAGAAACAAGGACGCAGATACGGCTTCCTATTTGGAGCGGCTTCGATGCTCGTGTCAGGAGCTCTCACAGGCGGCAAGGGCGCGTTTATTTCACCAACCTACAAGGCCAAAGGAGGCATAATCAACGCCCCAAGAAAATTCGCTATGGGCGGCATGAACAGCGATAATGTGCCAGCTCTATTGATGGGCGGAGAGTACGTGGTCAACAAGGATACGGTTGATGAATATGGCACAGAGTTCTTCGATAGGCTCAACACGGGTAAACTTGCCAAATTCGCCGCAGGAGGCCTTGTACGCAAACCTCACACGATTACGGCCATGCCAGGAAGCAAAGGCACAAGCTCAAGTGAGGGCTCTGGAATCGGAGGTTCTACCACCACCACAAATAATATCAATATAGCGGTCAACGTTGACTCCAGCGGAAATGTTACGGCTGACACCACTAATGCCACTGGCGCTGGCGACCTCACGGAGCAAGAGAGCAAGGAGCTGGCCTCTAGAATCAAGACCTCGGTAATGGATGTGATTATCGAACAGAAACGTCCGGGAGGAATGCTCTACGACACCAAGTAATGAGACTTGGTATTATTCAAAATCTGCTCTTCAGTTAAGAAACAGTTTTGCGGTACGCCGCACATAGCTATACATTTATTTTCTGTTTTTTCGTCTTCTATAGTTACGCTAGGAACGAAGTTGTAGCCGCATCCCGGCTCAGTGACTTCTATTCTTGATACTTTACCGTCTTTTATGAAAGCTATAGCTTCAGCTTGGAAGCCGTTGCTTGGCGAGTCGATGGTTACCTTTGGCGGCTTGCTGTAGCCTTTACCGCCGTCTATCACAATGACTTCAAAAATATTACCAAAGGGATTATACTTAACTATTTCCTCCTCGGTTTCCATCAAATGAAATTTAAAATTATCTGGTAAATCTCTCAAGAAGTTTTTCATTTTAACGATGTGTTTCTTAACTTGGTCGTTATCTTCCTCCAGAGACTTCATGAATGGAACATCTAGCCCTGTCAAGATAGAGTCTCTCTTTTTGCGTATCTCTTCAACCCTTTTATCGATGAGTAAATTACGGAAATTTAATTTCATCTTTTTGTTTTCCGTAAGCTCGCAGTATTTACCGTATGTGTCCGCTGGCGTTTTATCTTCGGTGATGTAAAAGTATTTAACTACATCTTCTTTATTGATGTTGGGCCTCATCTTCTCGAATTTAGATAAGGCTGATTGTTCATCGGTATCCAAAGCGAATGAAAAAACATCTTTAGATTGGTCTTTATAGAATATGATTAAGTTGTTGTTCATGAGCAGGGCGAGTTGTGTGTTAAGTCTTTACGGTCTTGCGTGGAAGCCATCACGAAGAATATAGCTTCTTTCAAATAGGAGCCATCAATCATGTGGCCCATATGTATGTCAAAGTAATCATTAGTCTTTGCTAGTCCTCCCCATCCCTGCACGAAGCCAGCGGGGTGATAGTTATAGAAAGCGTCACTTCCTCCAATGTAAGCGTCCTCTCCGTTTGGTGTGACTAGCTCCAAAGCTCGGAACGCTCCTGCGTCAACTTGAGATTCATAATCGAACATAGTCGCATCAAAATTCGGTAGCCTTCCTATTCCGTCCAGTATTTCTTGGTCAAAATAAGGCTTATGGTTTACGTTCATTCCTACCACCCAATAGCCTCCAGAGGCATTTTCTATTTGGAATCCTTTGTTTTCTTTAAAATGTACCCTGAATCTTTTAAAGCTCTTTGCAAACCTTTCTCCGTTGTATGGGTGGTTTGCTGTGGTGTTTGTGTAAAATTCTAGATTACTATCCGTAGGCGTAAAGTAACCTCCTATTAATTTGGTTTCTTCCGTGTATGTATTTGGGTAAGGATATCCAGCCCCGCTATGAGACGCAGGCGTTGGTAAATGATACAAACAGCTTGCGCTAAAAAAGTCTTGGTAAAGAGCCCCGCCCACATTTCTATTCAAATAAATAGCTGGATTAGCTGTGCTGTTTATAGCTTCATACTGTATTAGTGGAACTCTTCTTCCGCAGTAGAAAGGTAAATACCCTTTAAAGCTTTGGTTTTCGGCCTCACCCGTTCTGTCTTCTACGCAATCAACATTTCTTCCATACCAGTTTCCTTCTTGGTCTATTTTAATCCACGCTTTCCAGCCTTCTCCGATTAGGTCCATAACCTCTGGGGTTACTTTAGAAAACTTCTTGGGGTCGGACATTCTTGCTTCTAGTTTGTTAGCCTCAACGTAAGAGGTTATTGCGTTATCCGTAGCGTACGTTAAAACGTCTGCATCAAAATCATCACAGTAAGCTATCGCTACATAAGCCTCTTCCATGTCGTCCGTTTTGAACGCGGGGTCCATTTCGAACACTGGGTCATCGCTGGTAATAGGAGAAATCTTAATGGGATGGAACGCGTAGGACGCATCATTTCTTTTCGTTATGAAGTCATCCCAATCAAAGTCCCGCTTGGCGGCTATAATATATACCGCTTGGGCATCTGTTGGCCTACTAACATTGAAAACTTTAATGTTGCCATTAATATCGATGAAGCCTTGGATTCCTGAAGCTCTACTGGGCGGCGGATTAGAAACATACAGCCTATCGTATCCATTGGTGTTTCCAGTAGAGGAATAGGAGTACGTAATATTTCCATTAGAATCCGTTGTGGAGCTGACCGCGTCCACCTCAAAAGTTAAGTCTCTGTATGCATCGTATAAGTCTATGTTACCACCATTTTCGACCTTGGTCATATCCACTATATCTTCTAGCGGAAGCTCAAAGGTCGTGAAAGATAAATCCCAGTCTATGGGTCTATACGCTTGAACGGTTTTAAGTAGCGTGCCTCCTTGTGGATAACCTTTATAGATTCTAATTCTAAAATCAAAATCAAATGAAATATTAATGCCTTGAAGGCTAGGTATAGAAGTTTTCCAAACTATCTGCAAATCTGAACCGTTAAAAAAGTCTACCCTTTCTGAGCTGCCACTGATATTTTGCCCCGCTACTGGGTCACTTGTTCCAGAAGTGTTGGCTCCCGTATCATCCGAAAGCCTGAGAGAAGTGATTGTGACGTCTTTAATTGGGTCTACTGAGCCTGGGTTTGCGTTCGTAGCAGCAAAACCATTGGACTCACCGCCCGTTGTGGAATATTGATTTAAGGAGTTTACTGAATATACTCTAAAGTAATAATCATCCTCTGAAGCTGGTACGTATTTACCAGATAAATTAGTCCTAGAATAAATCTTGTCCACCAAGAACTCTTCGCTTGGGACAGCGCTTCCTGTAAAGTCGCTTCCCTTTTTGACGAATACCGCATAGTAAGATAAACCATCGGTGTTGGTGTTTGGGTGTACGAGATAATTGATTGCCCTAGTGTGTTCTGTAATCGGTTCTTGGGCATTGGTTATCTCAAGTCTGCTCGGACCCAAGGGGATGTCGAATGTAATTTGATTTTCGTAGGTCAGGGCGCTATCGATTTCTTGATACTTTTCTTCTTTATATTCTACGGCTGCTATTTCAAACTTGTTAAGCTCTTTTTCAGATACGTTGATTGCCCTGTATCTGATGTCTTGGTTTACTTTTTCTTGAGTAATAGAGGCATCGTCATCAACTCCGCTACCCAATATGCTCCAAGACATTTTGTCTATTACTGAACCTAAATTATTGAGCTCTGTGCCAGCAGTGTTGAGACAGGTAACGTCATTTCCGTTTTCGTCTTTGCATTGTATGGTAACTAAGGACTTACCCGTGCTTCCGCTATCATAATCTACGGACGCATTGGTTATCGTAAATTTTTGAACGTGATGATTTCTTACGTACTGCTCTTGGTCTGTGTTTTCTATCGCTGTTTGGGCTGGGTCAAAGAAAAAAGACGGCGCAGACAGGGTAAGCTGATAATCTCTTCCGGTAGCAAGAGCTTCTAGCTTGCTGTCTAAAAGGATGGTAAATCGACTGTTGTTGATGCGCGTGAACTGCTCAACTCTGCCGCCGCGCCTTTTCAATAACCTATTAGAATCTGAAACCGTGAATACGTCTCCCGGTCTGACCAGCGCTCCCTCTGTTCCAGCAGTGAAGGTTACGGTTTCTGTCTCTAATCTTTCTGTGGCTAATATCCACCTGCCGAGTCTGATTGCTTGACCTCTACTGGTGCAGCCGAACGCTGAGATTTCTTTCTCTTTAATTCCGTGCCTTCTGATTCCTTCTACGTCGTCTACATACTCTACTGCGGGTTTATAAAAATTTTCTTTGTCGTTGTATCTAACTATCGCTACAGTGTGTCTAACCTTGGCGCTTGTGGTTGTGTAGTTAAAGTCTCCATTTTCTACGTTCGCATTTGTAAATTGAAATACAGAGTCCTTGAGCGCATCTTGAACTGCATATACTGTTCCCGAGCTGTAGTAGACTATAGCTCTGAAAACGCTGGCCATGTCATTCAGGACTTGAAACGCATCTTCACGGCTCTGTATTAAAATGTTGCAAGTAAATCTAGGCTCTAGGCCTCCAGCTCCATCTGACACTAATGTATCGCAGTATTGAGCTATTTTATAAAGCGTCCATTTATCAAATGAAGCTTCAGTTATATATTTACCTAAACCATACCTTTTGTTCGTTATTAGGTCATGAAAACACCAAGCGGGGTTATCTGTCCACTCTTTGGTTGTCTTCCATGTTCCATTCCAAGGCCCGTCGTAAGTTTTCTTTATGGGGTCGTAGTTGCTTGGAATCCTTACTTTGAGTAGTCTTACGTCGTATGCTCTATCTGGCACTTGGCTAAAGAACTCTGCTGAAAAATCGCTTTTGATTATATAGCTATTTGGGGCGGTTAAAGGGTACTCGATTTCCTCCGTGATAGAATCTAACAGGGTGGCATTTTTAACGTCGGGCGTCTTGGGCTCTTCAGTATCCCTAATTACTTGAACTTCCCAGCCTAAAAAGTCTCCGTATCCCAGCGTCTCATCGTCGGCTTGATTTCTTGCTTTAGTTAAATCTACGTTTAATTCAACATCTTTTACGTATGGGCTTGTAAAGTTGCCTTGAACCGTTACTCTATCGCCTAGGGTAAAATCGGTAGACTTGGAGGAATAAAGGGGTCTAGTAAAAAATGATACTGTAACAGAAGAGTCCAGTAACTCTCCATAGTTTTCATTTGGCTCTTTGCGTGTACCCTTGTATCTATCTACTTTTCCAAGAGCTCCGACTTTTAAAGCTATGACTATTTTAGAGCAGTATTTGTTATATACTTTATAATATCTATAATGAGACGTCGTGTTCTCTTCCGACCCCTTGATTGGCTCGCCAATTGATTTGACTCTTTTGTTTACGAAACCGGAGGCGTTGAAGGTGCTTTGGTTTGTGGTTACATTTATATCTGTGTAGTTAAAGTTTCCGTTGTCTTTATCTAGCACGGGAACTTCATTCCAGTATATAGAGCAAAGCTTACCCTTTTCTGGGTCTGCGTTTAAATCCTTTGTTGTATAGCTGCTGTAACCTACAGAGCCTTCCGTTCCTGAGAACTCGTACTCTTGATGCACCAAGCCTTCAATTCCATCTTCAGAAATTAGGTCTACAACTTCAGCTTTAGTTTTAGAGATGTAACGTTCGTTTTCAACATCACCTAAATAAACACCTTTAATTGCTTCTGTCTTTTTTGCGGCCATATTTAAAATTCCTTAAGGATACCAAGTCTCCGTGCCGTCCGAGTGTCGAACGTAAATTTTCTTGTCTTCGCTAAACTGAGAAAAGCCTATCGCTAGTGAACCAACCAGCATTCTTCCATAGCCAACCGGCACAGGGCCACCAGGGTTATAAGTATTTATTGGCCCATTAAATAGGTAAGATTCTCTTTTATTTACTTGTTGAATTTCTCTAAAGTCTTCAAACTCTGGGGGCTCGGCAAGTAGATTAGCCATTCCGCTTAATACAGCAAATAAACCTAACTGCGTCATCATTGGACTCTTCATGGCAAACCCTGCGCCCAGCATAAGTGCGCCACCCACCACCATCATAATGTCTTTGCTGTCGCCGTCTCCTCCGCCTCCCGCGCCTTCTAGAACTGGAACTATATCAATAGTTTCCATTTTATTTTTAATGCAGAGCTCTGACGTTAAAGCCTCTTCGGGGGAGTTAACGGGTTTGGACAGACAGTTTTTACCATCAACTAAAACTTTGTATTTAACATTCTGTTTTTCGTTTTCAATTATAGCGAAAGATAATTTCCTGTCAGACATAATATCTACGGCGTGCATAGCCTCCGCAATACTTTCTACCTCAAGCTCCCATTGGTTTTGGTCAAGCTTGTCGGCTAGATTGCCATGAAATGTTACTTTAGTTAAGCTCATTGTGTCTTATGATTTTATTGGTTAATTTTTTGTGTCTTTCTGAGTATTCCTCTATCCTAGAGAAGCTCTTTTGCGGTTGGTGAAGCATCAAACCATCACCTAGATATACGGCTATATGAGACGAAGGGCCATTCTTTCTGCTCTTAAAAAGAATGCAGTCGTATTTCTGTAATTGCGAAACCTCCTCGAACCCTTCTGTTTTAAAGTGCTTGTCAAAGAGTTCGCTTAGGTATGTTTTCCAATCTTGGTCTCTTTTATAATTATTCAAATTTATATTTAGCTCGGCTTTGTAAAAGTCCCTCATCAAGCCAAAACAATCCGTCTTTCCTATGTCGAAGTTTCTTCCGACGTATTCATTGAACGAGGAAAGAGACGGGTCAAACTGGCTAAAAGAGTTGTCCTTTAAAGAGTATAGCACATATATAAGATTATGATTGATGCTATTAAATTTATCGTATTCAGAAAACGTTGCGTCTGTGGAGGGATGAGAGTGGTATATAGCTGTTATCTTACCCAAGCGTGCGGCTTGCAAATAGTCTTCGGCTGAGATACTGAATCTTTGACTTTTGTTTTGGGATGAGTTGTTGGCTTTACAGGCTGTGGAGTCGTTTAGTATAAATCCGCAGCATTCTTCTGGAGCTTCGTTTTTTGCGTGAAGCTTAATAAAAGATTTTATGTCTTGAGACAAGGTCACGAAGTACCCCCTCTTCTAGAAGTTGGGAACGCGCCTATGGGTAGGGGAGTTGTTGCTGGTTGGGCTGATTCCGGATTTTCTCTCCATCGCAATGCGCAGCCCTTGAGTTCTTTAGAGCATTCGTCTGCAACCCAAAAAGCCTCATGTGGCGGTGGCTTGCCTAGGTTGTCCACGTTATTAACCTGACCTCTGGAAACATAATAGTAATTTACGCCCTTTAGGTTGACTCTAACATACTGCCCCGCGCTATAGGTTTTGCTTTGGTCCCATAACTCACCCGGCACATACCCAGACGATGCTTCGTGTTTTAAAGAGGTTCCTATGATTTTGCTTATCTTTTCATTTTTGAACGTAGCCAAGGGCGGCGCGCTTCCGCCTTCTGGAGCTCTGCAATTTCCATCTTCGTTGTAGTGTATATCTGTAACCCCTGTTTGCTTTACTGTATCGTATTCGTAGCAACACCCTTCCCCTCTGTAAGTCCAAACGCAGTTGTGTTCTGTGACGACTCTTGCTGGCAACTTTAGGCCTTGTAAGTCGAACGGGCTGGCCAGCTCAAATTCAACTGTGTTTTTGTTTTCTCCAGATTTTCTATCTATAAAGTAAACGTCTTGAGGGAAGTAAGCGTTTGGGTCTGGGTCGAAACCTTCTGGGGGCTGAAGGATATTTGATTTTAACTTTTGGTCACTAGCTCCGTAGTTATCATAAAAATTTAACCCATCTAAATATTTAGCAAAAGTTCTTGTGCGGGTTACTTTGGCTCCTACCAAACTATCTAAATCTCTGATAGCATATTTAATGTATTTGATTCTATGTTGAGTTTCTTCATCCAAACCTTTAGGGTTGATGGTTAGCGTAAGCTTGGGTGTTGGAGGGGAGCCTTTAGCTGAAGTTTCAAATCCGTCAGCTTTAATCGGAACTGGGAAATAATCGTTTCCATTCCAGATTATATTGTTTTGTATTAGTTTTAAGTTGTTATGAAACCTGAGTTGACTTCTAATTGGTTCACCGATATCAGAGTATACATATCTTTCTCCTCTAGCGATTAGGTCGCTGACATCAATTTCAAAAAGCGTTACGATAGCCGAAGGCTCCAGAGACATCGCGCTCTCTGCAACCTTCTTAGTTGATACTTTTGATGTGTTTGGATTCATACTAGCTAACCACTTCTTCGAACGAAGCTTTCAGGCTGAAATTATTATGAAAATTCATGCTGATATCCCAAGTTCTGCATACAAATTTTTTCATTGAACCGTACGGAGAGGGGGGCGTGAAAGCGAACGCGTCCTTGGCTCCTCTGGCGTGCAGGAAGTGAGCCATAGCTGTAACCTCTTTTTCGTCTCTGTTATCAAAACTTACATCTACTTTTAACAAGTCTGCGCTGATGTTTTGTGGGGCTCTTTGTTCGTATCCGTCACCGAATTGAATAACGTCTACTTGGGGCTCCGACGAAACACTTGTTCCGTAATCTGGCACCCAGAAAAAATGAGGAATTGTTGCGTTGTTGTAGGTGGTGTATCCGCCCCATTTAGCGGCACCAGTACTTGGGGTTTCTGTGTTTGAGCTCTCTAGGCTATAAAAGTGTTTGCTAGTATGAAAGTAAACGTCATTCTTGCTGGCTGTAATTCCCCCAGACCAATTTGGTATTTCATATATAGATGCCATATTCCTTTTTCCTCACTTTATTTTACACTTATACGAGCAGAAAATAAAAAATTCTTGCGGATTATCAGTGTAAATAGTAAAATAAGGAACAAGGTTTAAGGATGGCATTATACTATAATTATAACAACATCTATTTTAAAATTAACGGAAAAGCTATTTTAGTTGATTCTGCTAGTTTTAGCGTAAACCCCGAACTTTCTGAGACTAAACAGGCCGACAGGGCAGGAGCATTTGACAGACCAGCTTCAGCGGGGGTTAAAAGCTCCCTGAGTATATCCTACTATCTAACTGGCGCAGACCCCTTAAAGCCTTTTTTGGAGGCCAAGACTCATATTCCATTTGAGATAGCTGGACTAACCCTACAGAAAGGGTACTTGACCTCGTATTCATTTAACGCCGACCCCTTTGGGCCAGTAAGGATAGACGCTGGCATAGACTTCTTTGAGGATTTTGGAGGCACGTTTTCTCCCGCTACGTTACCTGACCAAGACAATAAGTATCTTCAATTTTCTGACATGCAGCTTACCCTCCAAGGTATAGATGCTGACTCAAAGATTCAAAATTTAAATTATAACTTATCTCAAAATGTCGAACCTGTCTATAGGCATGGTGATTTAATACCTTCAGACATACGGTTTGGAAAAAGGCTTTCTAGTGTTGACATGGACACATACAACTTTCAAGAGGCTTTAGCGTATACAGGCAAGCCCGTGACTATAGATTTTAACATAGGCGGAGAAACCTATAAGGTCGCTGGAACCCTATCGTCTAAAGACGTAAGTATAAGTTATGGTCAAAAGATAAGAGCCTCTTTAAGCGTCGAGTCTAGCTCTTATGGGGGAGTGCCCACAATAACAAACGACTCGCCAAGCGGGGCGGATTTGACTGTGGGGCAGACTTTCACTATCACAGGAACAAACTTAGGCTCTACAACCGCAGTTTATTTCAATAATAATGTTAGAGCGAATGAATTTATATCCATATCAGACACAGAAATCAAAGTAAAAATTCCAAGGTTCGCTAAGGACGGACCCTATAAAGTAATAACCGCTGGTGGAGAAATCATTAGACCAGCTATATCAATTGACTCAGTCTTCCTACCGTAATGTCAGCAATCAGTGGAAATATAGGACAGATAGTACCGTTTAATGTAACGCAAGCGGGCGCAATTACTGGTGTCTACTTCGGTAGTGGGCTTTCTCAAAACGCAAAAGCTCAATCAAATAATACCACCATTTTAGCGAAGGTTCCAGAGGACGCTAATTGGGATTACGTCACTTTTAAAAAGACTCCTGAAACACGGACTCATAATATAGACGCTACGGGCTATAAGCAAACTGGAGCATTTTCTAATCTTAACGCAGAAGTTGTGGCCAGCGGCTTCAGTAACTCGTGTACGTCTGGGGTCGTCTCTTATTCAAATGCTGTTTCTGCCGTCACCATATGCAATTTAAACGCTACTGGCTCGTCTGAAGCCTTGGCGTCAGGAAGGTTGTATGATGCTTATGTAAGTGGTTTATGTGGAGACGATGGCTCCTATACTAACAACGGTTATACTTCTGCTTCAACTAGGGTTTCCGACTACGCTGTATTTGAGGATGACTCTGGAGATTGGTTGGCTATAGGTACTATAGAAGATACTGGCAACTTTACAAATCAGAAAGCGTCTGTGGCCGTAACCTGTTCGACACCTAGGTCTGAGGCTACCAGCTATAAATTTGTACCTATTCCTTTAATCACATCTTTTTCACCAGCAGAAGGTGAGCAGGGCAACCCTCTGAATATTTACGGTTACGCTCTACATGACGTTTCTAACGTTTCTATTAACGACTCTGGGGTAACTTTCCAAAGAGTCAGTAATACGCGCTTGTCTGGCTCTGTTCCTGCTGGCGTTTTTAATCATAAAGTTAAAGTCGTTGGTCCGTCTGGGGTAACGTCTGAGTCTGTAGAGAACTATAAAAGTCTGTCTAACATTGCTCCTAGCGCTGCGACCTTGTCCCTTTCTATTTTGCCTAATCAGTTTTTGGTGCGTAAGAAGGGCTCGACTGAGTCTATGTCTGTTATCGGCTCCAACATAATTGGTCTTTCTAGCGCGACTTTAACAGACCAAAGAGGAACTTCTGTTAACTTATTGTCCGACTCTAGCTTTAGTCACACCAATACTATTCTTAGCATCCCAGCTAGCGGCTTAAATCAAGGGGTGTATGATTTATCAATTCAAGGAACGCACGGTTCCGCTAGCGCCAGTGATATAATATCTATAATTGATTCTCCAGTTATAAATCAATCTACCGTACCCATCTTTAGCTCAGTGTTAATTAACGAGCCTACTACTTACGACACGCAAGACGCTTTAGAAACGGCTAAATATAACTCTCAGTATTCATTTACTACAACTGAAAAGCCTGACAAGATTTGCCTGTCCATGAGAAACAGTGGGATAACCAGTGGTTCGACTACGTTTAAGTTGGGCTATGAGTACGACAACTCATTTAACAGTACAGATTATTATTACATAAAAGCAACGGGCCAGACTATAGTTAAGAGTGCGAAGTTAGCCGACAACATGTTTAACAGCGGCATATACACCACAGACGAATACGGAGACTCTTACGACGCCTTCTCTTACGCTTTGCAGCCCTGTTTGTGTACTATAACTAATTCTGGTAATACCTACATATCGAGCGCCTCTTCTTTTTATAGAAGCGGCATGATGACGGGGCTTATAGCTGGTGAAACAGGGAATCATCCATCTATAGTTCCTATTAAAGATTTGTGCATAAGCGACTTCAACGCTTACGCAAACGAAAGACCGTACCTGTCGTGCGCTCAGAGCGGGTTTTTATACAGCACTGAAGTGCTTAGCTCTTCCAGCTTCCCAACTATATACCTAAGCGGAACAGGATATAGCAACGCTATCAGTTCTGGAAGCGTTACCCAGCAATTGAATTCGCATCCAGGATATATTATAACTAATTGGAATCATGGTTACGTTAACATCAGAGAAGCGAATACGTACAAGAGCGGTATAAATTACCCTTATCCAACCGCTTCATTTGCAGACTATACTTTACCCGCTTGGGAAAATATAAGACTCTCTGGAATGAATGATTTGTACCCCAATGGATATCCAGGAGGAGATAATTTAACCACTAGTTACGCTCATACAAATTCCAACAACTATCAATTTAATAATAAAATTAGTGGCGTGGCTGGTACTGAGGCTCAAGCTATACTGCAAATTCAATCTCAAAAAGATACTAGCTATTCTCAATGTTTAACTGGAAATTATGTACTTTCCTCCACTACTATAAACACAACCCTAAACTTAACTGGAACAACATACGGATACTGTTAAAATGCCTGAACCACACGTTACATATTATATAAAAGTTGCCGACAACGGTGGGGGCGTTGGGCAAAATGAATTTTTTATAAGCGGCTCGGGAGATACCTCGTGGAATCAAGATTTCTATAAGCCTCTAGATTATCATAACGATTGTGACCTTGGGGTTACGGGGATGAAGATATATAAATTTGACCAATCTGACCCTTCAAATGTTAATCATCCGTTTCATTTATCGGACACTCTAGACGGCATACACTCTGAGCCCGGCAGCACACTTGGCTCCTCTGAGGGGGTGTACTACTGCGGGGTTCCAGGTACTCCTGGGGCTTCTACGAAAGTTAGCATGCCTAGAATGTGGCAGAGTAGTGTTTTTTACAGCGACATTTACCCTTTCTGCCCGAACCACCCTTTTATGGGAGGGGCGTCTTATCTTTCAACAAATACCATCTCTGGTGATGAATGCGTTTCTGGAGATTATACTTGCAGCGGAGAATGCACTTTAGAATCATATTTAACTGGAATTTTGACAGGCTTGATACACTCTACTAATGTGTCTCTTTCTGGAGAATATTCTGATTATACTATAACTTCGTATTCTATATCCACGGGCGTTCAAGCTGGACCGTACGAAGGGTGCGCTATATTCGCTACGGGGACAAGCGAAGCCGAAGCGACCTCTAGAAGAACCACGTACGCTAATGAATTTTATTACAGCGGCAAATGTTACGACGATAGACTGACTTTAAACCCATTAATTAGCCAAACCAATACATCTAATGCGCCCATAAGCTTTAACACGCCCGCTACATTCCAAGCGGGAGACGGAACTTGGTTTTCGACAGTGACAGGATTTTTCTCAAGTAGGTATTACGTTAATTACAACCCTGTTGTTAGCGGACAGAAAGCCGTTAGCACGGTTGATGTTAATTGCCCTGACACTACTTTTGATGTAACTCTAGAAAGGGACAGGCAAATATGGTCCAGCACGGGAACCGCAGCCAAAGGTGATGACGTAGTAAGAAAATTAAATGTAACTCTTAACACATCATGTAGCGGCTACAGAACTGACTTGACTGCTGGGTGTGAAAAGGTAAGAGCTGGAGTTCAACAATATTGCAATAAAACTATTTCAAATAGCGGGACAGCGTGCTGGGAAGATGACTTTGAAGAAGGTCAATATAAAATTAAGTACATAAGCGGTGCATATCAAACTAACAACAATAACTTTATGATTGGTACGGGTCATTTAGATGTAAGTGAAATAATATAATGAAGGTCATAAAACAATTTGAACAGTTAACTGTGAGTGGTGAAAACATCTACCACAACGCGGATACTAAGTTTTATTGGAATTCTATATCTGACGCTAACCAAGCTGAAATCGTACCAAATTCATTTGAAAACGAATCCAAGGTTAAACTTTACGTTCCTTGCTGCTTGCCTGACCACAATAAAGTTGTAGTATGCAATTCCGTTGGCTGTTATACAGGAACTCAAACTTATAGATACGTTGGTGCTCCAGTTATATCTGAGTTCTCCCCGACATCACAGAAGTGGGGAGACGAGGTGACGGTTAAAGGTAACTACTTTGAAGATGTAACGGGGGTATTCGTTGGTGAAACTCGAGTGGCAAATCACGATTGGCCTTCAAAAAGAAAGCTGGTTTTTAAGGTGCCCCACGGAATAGAAGAGGGATTGATTACTATTTACACCAAGGTTGACGAGGTCACATCAACTAGCGAGCTAACTGGAATACGCCCACCATTGAACGGAACTTTAATTAATTCACCAAAATATTATAATCAGTCTGGCTTAATAGATGGCAAATCTTTAGACTTAATAAACAGAGTCAGCCTTCAAGGTATAAATGATAACCCCGTGCTCGTTGAAGGAAACAATTTGTCGCAAATAAACACTACTGGATTATATTTTAATGTGCCCGAAGGCGTTAAAAAAGACAGCTCTATTATAATTCAAAACGTGACTGGCAGTTTCGTTGGAGGTCAATATCAATCCTCGGTTAAAGAAGAGCTTAACTTAGGAGCTAAATTAGACCTCAAGTCTCCATACATAGACAGCTTCGACAGTAATAAGGGGGCTTATCAGCAGAATATAAGATTTAGCGGAACAAATTTAGAGCAAAGCAAAATTTTATTTAAAGGATATAACGACACTTACATAGAGGGTCCGTTCGTTAACTCTGGTGAGTTTCACAAAACAGTTAGTGTTCCAAAAAATATTAAAACCGCAGCGGTTATGGCCAGCGGCATAGGAGGAGAGTATACAGGAAAGCACTTGAGTTCTCAAAACTTTTTCCCAATACCGACTATCTTTCATATGCCAGCTAATTGGGTTGTTGGTGAAACAGTATCGATTAAAGCCTTCAATGCTTCCGAAATAGTCAAGACCGTTGGCGTGTCTGGAAAAAATTTAAGATACGGCTATAGAGGTAAATTCTTCGTGTCAAATCCAGAGTCCACGGTTGAAGGTCCTGACTACTTTGGGTATGTTACAGTGGATAATTCAGAGCTATCTCAAAACGTTCAGGGCTTCACTAGGATAACCGCTGTAGCTAATTCAGTGATGATTGGTGAAGGTAGAGCCTTTTTGCTTGCTTCCGCTGATTCTCCTGAGCGCCCTGTTATAAGCAACTTAGATTCAGATTTAAATAACTCTTATACCTATAAAAATTTAGACACATTAATGTATTCAACACCTGTTAATATAAGCGGCAAAACGCCTAGCGTGTTGGGTGTGAGCAAGCCTACTAGCGCGATTTCTGGGCAAGTTGATGTTTCAGGGAAATATTTCTTACCCTTGACAGGCGTGGAGCTATACAGTAATACAGAATCTAAAATTATTCCGAGGAGTTCCTTGTCGGCAATAGGGGCTTATAAAATTGGAATTATCCCTTCTGGAAACGCAAGCACTTATGAATCCCCCAACTATATATCTATGAAAATTGAAGACTTTAATTTTACTGGAAAAGTTGGACAATTTAGAATATTAAAACCTTAAAGCTATGTCTAATCAAATCACATTTATTAAGAAACCTATAATCACCAGCTTCGGGCCGACTGTTGGATTTACGGGCAACTCTTTTATAATCTATGGAGAAAATTTGGAGGACACAGAGAACGTGTATTTCATTGACGTTTTCGAGCAAAAAAAAGAAGTAAGCTTCAATAAGTCAACAACTTCTCAGGGTACTCCGATACTTACTGGGACTATACCCGTGCTTGACGGGACCTTGGGCAAATATATTGTAAGAGCTCAAAACTCTTTGGGCTTTGATGACTTCTGCTGTTTCGAGCATTATGTTCCAACTCAAACTTTAATAAGGCACATATCTGGAGACGACACAAAGCAAACGAACGATAGACTATCTATAAACTCTGAGATAAGCGCGTCTCCAACTAACACGCAAGGCTTTGAAGTCTTGAACTTGAGTTATAATCCCGTTGGCCCAACTAACAAACTCTTAATTCAGGCTGAGTTGAGCTTGCAGTCTAACTATTGGGGTTCCGCTGTGGTCGCTTTATTTAAGGGGTCTGAAACGACTCCAAGAAAAGTATGGAACTATTCATTGTTAGGTTTGAACTTCGGGCAGATTGCAAAAATTGGTTACGTTGCTGAAGCTGAATCGACCACTACTCAGACATGGAGGGTAAGGGTTGGCAGGGCAGCAGGAACTTTTCCTATAATTTATGTTAATAGAGATTCGAGCACCGACCTACCTTACGGCGGGGCCGCTAGCTCTTGGATGTCTATAACAGAAATAGATGATTGATAATTATGAATATTTTAAAAATACTTGAGACTTTTTATAGAGACCATTCTTGGAATTTGGTCAATGATGATTATGAATCTTTGGAGTGGGACGAGAACAACTCTATACCAAAGCCAACACTAGAAGAGCTGCAAGATAAATGGGATAACGATAGAACCCCAATTGAGAATAATCAAGTTAATGAAGAACGTCAAGTCAAAATACTCATGGAATGGCCTATGGAAAAACAATTTGAAGCTATCACTGAATTCCATATGGACAGACCTGAGAAATTAAATCAATTGTTGGACTTTATAAATCAAGTTAAAAACGATGTACCTAAGACTTCTTAGCTGTTTGTATTCTGTCTATTAATTCGAAGATTTTAATATTGGGTATGTCTTTAACCGTTTCAAGCTTATCCGCTTTATCGTAGCCTTCCTGTACCAGCTTCGCTTTCATCTTTTCAAAAGTAATACCTCTTTGCTTCATAAGAGCTGAGAGATGTTCTTTGGGGTCGAAGCTGACGTTTTGATTGGCATTAGACTGTGCCTGTTTGGAGCCGCTTCCTGCGCCAAGCTCGTCTTGACCGACGATATTAATTCTCAAAAAGTTTCTAACACATCTAACGAAAGACCTATTTTCAGCTATGGCAGCTAGATAATCCGAAGCAAAACTGTGAGTGTTGCCCGGAGAAGCGTCAGCAATGGCAGAAAATACGACCTCTCTACCTTCTGTTTCAAAGTTTGGTATCCACCTAATCTTACACGTTGCAACAACATAGTCTGCACTGGGGGTTTTTACATCATACTCTACTGAGGAATAGCCTCTAATTTGAGCGAGCTCTTTGATGCCGCCCAAGAGAATTAGCAGGTCTTTATCTTCTAGTTGAGAAATATCTGTCTCTTGCGTGCGCTGTCTATTTGGGACTAGATGTTCCGCCTTGACCATTTTCCTCCAATTAACGAAGCCTCTGTCGTCGAAAACGTAATCAACTTTTGGTTGAGATATAAGACCGTTGTCGTCTCTTTCGATTGAGCTGACAGACACCTCGACTTCTGAGAAGCCCACTGATTTCTTCTTTGGCATATATTAAATATACTACAAACTTGGCCTTTAGTCAAGCCGTTTAGCTATATAAAGGTACTCCAAGTCTTGCCAGAGTTCTGGTTCATCTATAACGGGGGAGAACGCTTGGTCTGAAAAATCTTCTAAAGGCTCATCCCTCTTCAGGGCGGAAACACTTGCGTAAGCTTTCTTGTTTTTTATAATTTTTCTATTAGTTTTATAAACTAGACTGCCTATGCTATTCTCCAAAATTCTTAATCTTTCTTTTGCGTTTGTATCTCTTTTGAAGATGAAGTTGTAATCTAAATATTTAAACTTCAAGTCCTTAAGTTCTTGACCGTCCATGTCTGTAATAAGGATATATTCTAAACCTGTATTATGTAGGTATTTAACAAACTCTATATCGTTATCTTTATCTAAGGCGTATACGACTTCTTTCAATTTGGCTTTGTGCTCTTGTATAATTTCTGTATCGAGAGCTTTATCTGTAAAAATTGAAACGCTTTTCATTTTATTGAGTATATCGTAAAGGATATCCTCGTTAAAGTTCAAATCCATTCTAACAACTACATGAGGCAGGTTTGGCTCCAAGTCAGAAGCTAGACCGTCAGGCACAACATGAACATTAAAATTCGAATAAGACTGACCGATATGCAATGTCTCATGCTCTATTCTATGTTCTACGTTCAATAGTTTCAAAGCTGCGCTGGCTACGGATTCGGGCTTGATTTCGTTTATGGTTTTTGGTGGCGCGTCTTCGAACTGAAAAGATGGCTTCCTTTTAGTTCTGTCAGGTTCAATTAAAACGCAGTCCTTTGAGCTAGACCAGTAAGGCTTGCAGTTCTCAGCCCAATTGGTTGAGTATAGGGCTACGATTTTTCTGCCGTAAGCGGAGGCTACGTGAACCCCAAAACTATCTACCCCCAAATGCAGAATTGAATTTTTAATTAAGAATGACGCCTGAGCAATGGTGGTTGTCCCCTGCGCCCATATGCACCCAGCTATGGGTGGGTCTTGTTTTTTGCCAATTTGCACTATTTTAACGCCATCTTTTTCAAGCTTTGGAAGCATATAGCTAACGACTTCGTTCCAGTAGTCGTACTGCTTTCCTGAGTAATTACTAAAAGGCTGTATTGTTATATATTTCTCTTCCCCTAAAGGGTAGAACATAGTATGTATGTAAGGCTTGTCTACTTTCAAGCCGCAATTCAAAGCGTATGAGTCTAGTAAGTGCATTGTTTATAATTAAGTATATTTATAATCTGAGAAGGCTATTTTATCTTTTCCATTATGAGGGTAAGTCATCTGTCTTTGCGTCGCGGCGAACGGCAAAAAAGCAATTTCAAAAAATCCCTTGTGATTGTCTTTGCCCTCTAGGAATAGAATGTTTTCCATCTCTGGGAGGTATGGAATTACTTTATAAACGTATGGGTTACCATTAAGCACCGAATGAAACTGAGGCTTCGTGGATACATACAGGTTATAATCTGGATACGTTTCTTTTAAAGACCTAAACAGGCTGGTTGATAAGAATACGTCTCCGATACTTTCTGGCATAACGTAGACTATTCTTTTACCCTCGTCGTCTTCTCCTAAGAGCTTTTTTAAATCATTTTTGATTAGGTTATCCCATTCGTTTTCGCTATTCTCTTTGAGGGCTACTTGTCTAAAGTATTTTTCAACCTCTTCTCTTGAGGCTCCCTTTTTAATTTGCTCCATCCAATATAAAAACCCTTCATTATCAGAGTCTACATCATACATTTTAAGTATGTTTTTGTATAAAGCTAGAACCCAGTCTTTATCGCTTTGAAGTTGGGGCACGAATGCGTGTGGGTCTCTCTCTTCTTTCTCTCCTACTTTAGAAAAATCAAATTCTACTTTGGGAGCGTTGTCAATAAATTCTTCAATAAACCCGCCGACTGACTCGACTGAAAAGTTTTTTTCAACCCACTCTCTACCCTTCTTTACCATTTTAGCTCTTTGCTTCGAGGGCATATTAAAAACGGTGGCTAACTGTTCGGCTATTGACTCTGGGCTTGTCGAAGCCTTGATGAATTGCGTACCAGGTTCTCTATACTCAGCCCAATCCAACGGTAGGGAAGCGGCCTCTTCTTCGCACATCTCTTCTCCACAGCTATAACTAGTAACTAAGGTTATAAGTCCCGCCAACTTAGCTTCTTGAATTGGAATTTCTTGCCCACCGGAAGTAAATGGGTGGCAGTAAACATTCATCAAGTTGTATATTTCGTTAAGCTCCTCTTCTGTTACTCCGACCATTACATTGGTTGTGTTGACGCTATTTTTAGACTTACAGAAAACACAATTTAAAGCTTCACCAACAAAGTTGTTTATTTTATACTTATGGCAGTCTTTACAGACGTAGGTCGCTAGAATATCTTTTGGGTCTATGCCCTTCTCTTTAATGAGGTCAGGTATATTCCAACCTTCGTTGAAGTGCGTATGTAAAAGCAGCTTTGCGTTTGCGGCTTTAGGGTTGTTCTCTTTAAACATTTTGAACCCTTCAAGCAGGTTCGGCACGCTTTTTCTCAACTGGTTTCTAAATACAAACCCGATAACAAAATCGTCTTTTTCTATATTATGAAATTCTCTTAACTCTCTGCGCTTTTTGTTGCCTAACCTTTTAAAGACATTACCATCTAATGCCCCGTGAACAGTTTTAACGTGCTCATGACCCATCTTATGCATCTCTTTCGTGGCGAAATTACTCCAAATCCAATAGTTCTTCGCTTTCTTTGCTACGTCTATCGCTACTGGCAAGATAGGTAAAGAGTCTAGGGTGGTCCAGAGTACGGAATTAATCTTATCAAACCAAGGCTTTTTGGCTGCGAAGTCTACGCCCCAAATATCTTGGGCGGCTATATAAACATCTGGCTTTTCTTCTTTTATTACTTTGTCTAGATAATATTCTCCGTAGGCCGCTGTCTTTGCTAGGTTGGGGTCTCTTTCTACATTTTCTCTTTCCGCATCGTTGTCGGGAAGAGTACCTATGGACTTCCAAGGAGTCTTTTCTAGAAAGGCCGCTGTATGAGGTGCGCCACAACAGTAGTGAACAAGTTCGTACTTATCTGTTTTATATAGATAAGAAAGTATGGCTCTGGCGTTTCTGCCAAAGCCTGTCTTTGCTAGCGAATAATCGCTTTGAAATAAAACTTTCTTTTTCTTCATTTACCAAGCTTCATCGTCTACCTGAGTTTGAGGTTGAGTTTGCTGAGGAGCTCTAACTTGCTGGGTTTGCTTTTCAGCGAACTTAGCCTCTTCAATTTCGAAGTGCTTACTGAGCAGGTGCTCCAAGTGCATCTTCAAAAGCTTGGCCTCATCAAAATAAAAGCCAATTAAGAAAGATGCTTTTTGTGTTGTGTCTTCGTTGCCCTGTTTGGATACAGAATAAGAGAAACCTTTCTGTTCATCATTCCACATGTAGGGGCCGAAGGTAAACTGTACGGTTTGCTGTGCGCTTCTATGATAACCCTTGTATTCTACATTGCGCTCCATAGCGTCTAAGATGCCAGCGATTTCTTTGGGGCTAAATTTGATAATAACATTCTTAGTTGGGTCATTTTTATTAGCTTGGAACGAGCCTGTTTTTTTATTAGCGTCCCAAGACGCTTGCTTGATGAGCGTTGAGAAAAACGAGCCATCATTATTATTTAAATAGAACTGACAGGCAGAACCCGTCATCTTCGCATTAGGCTTATAAAACTGTATCATCTAGTAATATTACTCCTTTCTTTGGTTAAAGTCAAGATTTTAATTCTGACAGCTTTGTGTATACTTTCTGGTCTTGCACGCCAATCATGTTGGCAAATACTGCATCGCCATCAGTCTTGCGACCTTTAACAATTACAATGTTCTTTTTCTCTGGTAGCCCATTATTCATACTTTCACACTTCTCAATATTATCGTTGAATATGAGAGCCTGTATGGTGCCTGTTTCGTCCGAGACTTCGATTTTAAGGTACTTGTTACCCGCACGGGACTTACCCTTCCAAACGTCCTCTACGCGCCCTATAAAGGCCGTATTGACCCGTTCTGGTAGCTCCATGATTTCCCTTATACCCTGCAAGTCTTTACGCTTTTCAGAGAATATATCAATCAAGCTTTTGTTGTAAGTATAACCCAGAAGCATCTTCTCGTAATACCAATTAGCGAAATTTTCAGCTTTAGAATTAAGCATATATATGTTTAAATATGGCTTGTACTTTTTCTTGATTGTCTCATATCTAGACTCCTTGATTACTACTTTATTCTTTTCGTCTCTGAACCTAGTTAGAAATTTCAATACCTCCACCAAATCGTACTTCATCTGTTCTCCGAGGTTCATTGCGTACTTCTTCTCTCTGGACGTCAGCAGATTCCAGAGCTGCGCCTCTAGAACCACTTTGCTTCGACTTTGCTGTACGCCGTTCTCTAACGCTCCAGCTTGAATCAATGCGGATAAAACTCCGATGTTCAACTTGGCTTCTTCTGCCGCCTTAAAGATTTCAAACTTGTTGGCGTATACATCTTTGAAGTTGTTGATTTTTTCGATAGACTTCTCGGAGATTCCCTTGATAGACAGCAGCCCGAACCTAATGTCATTCCCCTCAATGGTAAAGTCCATTTCAGACTTGGTCAAGTGCGGGGGCAGCAACTTGATATTGAATAAATCCATCTCTTTGTGAATCTTTGAGATTTCAGCGATGGGGTCAGGTTCGTGCCGAGTCATCTTAAGAAGCGAAAGGAAGAACTCCTTTGGATGTTTAAACTTTAGATAAACCGTGGAAGCCGCGAGCGCAGCGTAACTAACACTGTGAGACTTATTGAAGGAGTAGTTAGCCGAGTCTTCTAGAATCTGCCAAAGGATGTCGCCAATCTCTGGGTCTAAGTCTTTTTCTTTGATTTTGTCTTTAATCTTTTTCTTCCACTTGGTTACTTCTGTCCTTTTCTTTTTACCTACGATTCTTCTTAGCAGTTCCGCTTCATCAAGCGTGAAGCCGATTTTATTAGCCATCTTCATCAACTGCTCTTGGTATAAAGCTACACCGCCTGTTTCCTTTAGGATGTCATCAAAAAATGGATGGATGGGTTCGTAAACATCATTGTTCGCATAATTAGCGTACTGGTCTACGAACGCCATCGCGCCCGGACGTGCCAGTGCCAGCACGGCACTCAATTCCTCAAGGCTCTTGGGCATTACTTTCTGACAGACTTTATAGTTCGTGTCAGCCTCAATCTGAAAGCAGCCGTGTGGAGTCTTGAGGTCTTGAAGGCTTCTGTAAATAGCTTTATCTTCTAGGTCTATGTCAGTTACTTTGATACCGACCTGCTTGCAAACATCGTCCACTACGGATACACTACGCAAACCTAGAAGGTCTAACTTTACATTGAAAATTGAAATCCAGTTCATGTCGTATGATGCGACTGCGGCATCCTTAGCGGAAGTTAACTCCGCTGGGCAGGAGTCCATCATATCTTCGTAAGAAAGCGAAATGGCGGACGGGTGGACACCCTTGTTCTTGATTAGTCCACGCAACTTCAAGGCTACTTGGTAAGCCTCTCTGTTTTCGTCACACCATTCTTTAAATTTTTCTTCGTCTTCGTAAGCGTCTTCGATATCAGCAACTTGACCAAACACCTTTGGAATAAAGCCCGACACTTGGTTCATCTCGGTTTCGTTTTTGGCAGCTACAATCTTACCGCACTCTTTCATAAGAAGCTTGCCACTCAAAGTGTTTAAGGTGAGAATCTTAGCTGTTCTGCCTGTGAACTTTTCTTCAAGGTAATTGATAACGTCTCCGCGACGGTAATAACAAATGTCCAAGTCTACATCACACATTAGTGAACCGTCTAAGTAGGTCACTCCATCAACCACCTTTTTCTTGGCTCGAATCTTGGATACAAACCTCTCAAAGTACAGGTCGTGTTTAACTGGGTCTATTCCAGTTACTCCAATAAGAAAGAGAACCAAGCTACCAGCGGCAGAACCACGGCCAAGACCCGTAGGGATATCGTTTTCTTTGCAGTAGTTAATAACATCCCAAACCAATAAAGTATAATCAATAAACCCTAAGTCTTTAAGGGTGTCTAGTTCGTACCTTGCTCTTTCTACATATTTATCGTAAGCCTTTGTGCCTTTTCTAACGCCCAAATTTTTAAAGCCATTTAAGCATAACTGCCTTAGGAAGTCGTAGTTATTACAGTCTTCACTAACTAACGCTTGATGCTTGTGTCGTTTATCAATTTCGAATTTCGGTAGCCGAACTCCGTGAATATCTAAATCATAATTATTAAACTTGTCTGTAAACATTATACCTCCACATTCCATTTCAACTTATTCCAAACCTTTAAGTTAAGCTCCAAGTCAACCAACGCGTTATGAAGCTTTCCATAATCATGTTCTATATCAAACTCTTTACCTAACGCCGATAGGCTAGTTTTAATACCTTTCTTTTTCTTGTATGCCGCTGAATACTGATACTTCAAAAACGAATCGCCGCTCTTATAAGGTAGCCCAAGTTTATAACCTTTCGCAACTGAATGCGTGTCGATAATTTTGTTGTAAAGGTGGTCGCAACTTTCACCCATCTTTTTATAATATTCCTTAATTAAGTAGATATCGAATCCTAGGATATTGTGGCCTACAATATAATCTGCGTTATCCAGCCAATCCTTCATCGTGGGAAAGATTTCCTCTGGAGCAATACCTTTTCTCTCGATTACTTTTGGGTCAAACCTAGTGATTCTGGCTGCGTCGTCACTAATTTTTAAGTCGGTGTCCCATTTGATAAAGAAGTCTTTTTCTTCTACCTTGTTATCCCCCTTAGCCTTAATCATCGCAATCTGCCAAGGCAGGTTGTGGCAATAGTTTAGGCAGAGATTCAACGTTTCGCAATCGATGAAAACGAATTCTTTCTCTTTATCGAATCTAAGTAAATGCTCGTCCATATTATCTGTATAGTCTGTGACTGTCTTCGTCTTTATGTAGTGTGCTAATCTCAAGCAATGTGAGGTTTCCGCCCGATGCAATTAGCATATGGGCTTGCTCCCTTTCCATCTCCATGCTTTCGCCCTGTTTGACAGTCATTGTAAAAGGCTGCGCGTCGGGTTGATTTCTGTCCCTAAGCATATCTACCCTGAGTTCTCCTTCTAGAACGTAGAATGTTTCATGCTTATCTAAATGATAATGCATTGATGTGTGATGTCCAGCCTTGATAAAAAGAATTTTACCGCAGTAATTTTCTTTATCATTATTGGCTAGCCATATTTCGTGCCCCCAAGTTTTTTCTACTGTTTTAGGATTTAATGGTATCATTAATCTCCTCCACCTTGAAGGCTAAGTGCTTCAGTTCTTCAATCGGTATTATGTAGCCCCCTGTTTTGTATTTGGCGCCACGCTGTCTAACTGTTTTAAAATGTTTGTCGTGACCTTTTTGCGTGAGGTTATTAATCCACTCGTCCATAAATTCGACTAGAGCGTTAACCTCAAACCAGTAAATTGTACTGTACGCCTCAAACATGTAAACGTACGTATCGCCACCCTTGGATTGGGTTTGCCAAGGGCCTCCTACTGTTTGCTTCATATAGTCGGAATACCTTTCTATGAAGAAGTTTCCAGTGTCGTACGTGTCGGTTTTTAGCTCGATTTTCATACCTTCTGGGCTGATGAAATCTACTACCTTACCATCTGTGCGTTTTAGTTCTGGGTACAACCTTTGGAATTTCTTCTCTCCGTTGTGACCCACCTTTAGTTGTTGTTGGAATCCGTATCTCATAAAGCTTCTAAGCAAAATTCATCGCTGGTCATGTGGTCTAGGTTTGGTTTATCTAGCGTCGTTCTATTGTTGATACAGCGGAACGTTAGATAAGCCTTGAAGTCTTCTTTCTTACTGTAATAAACGCTTTTGGTTTTTACAGTTTCATACTTATCTTCTGTATACTTTTTAATATCCTCTTCTAGAAGAGAGTTGAACGGTATGTCGTTTTCTTCAATGGAGAAGATTGGTTTGGTAAACTTAAAGTCGGGTACGCATACTCCAGCGCACATGGCATTCTTGTAAAGAAACGAATCGTAAAACGGAATCATCAACGTAAGGCTGTCGTCGCTCCAAAGTTTTGCTAAAGTTTTGTAGTCGAGTCGAGGCTCATAGTAAAAGCCTTTTTGCGCGGCCAAAGTATACATTTTAATCAATGACTTATAGCCCTCTTGGGAGTTCGCAAAAATAACCACTTTAGAAGTTTTATGTAAAGCCGCTTCAGATTTATCCTCTAGGTCGTCGCACACGCTGATTCTTAATCCAAACCTAAAGTTTAATCCTGCATCTTTAGAGTTTAGGTAGCCCTCTAAGAAGCCTGACATTGAGTCGTCAACTAAGTACATGTCTTTGATGTCGTTAGCGGAGCATAAATCAATGATTGATTGTGGGCCGTTCTTGACTGACGAGCCTTTCTCTTTAAGTGTGAGAATTGACTTTCCAATCGAGTAATGAGATTTGAACAAGGGTATCATTAAAAATCAAATGGGTCTTCTGTCGAGTTTATTTCGAACGGGTCTTCCTGTTTACCTGCTGCTGAGTAAAATCGAGGGCAACCTTCATAGTGTCTCTTCTCGACCGTCTGTCCTTCTTTAAGGTTCTCGAAATCATCGTTATAACTAGTATGCACTACTCTTTGGTTTTTGTCAAGCACAACATAGTAGTCATATGGATTTTTATGTGGGCATACCCACTTGCCTCTTCCGCATAGCCAGCTATTCTTTGGGTTGTCTTTAGCGAAATTTGTTTTCGCGTATTCATAATTAAAGTTATTTATAACTTGATATACTGACGCTAGGTGTTGCTCAAAACCGTTAAGCTCTGCGTCCGAGAACTCTAGCTCTTGAATTGGTTGGCGGGGGAAGCGTAGGAACAGGAATTGGACTAACCTACGCTTTGCCTCAGGCCACTTGTGCCTAGCCGCCAAAGAATACATCATACCTTGAACGTTTGATGTTAAATCGTCGCCCCTAAATTTAGCTTTACTGGACTTATAGTCTACGATTTTAATCGTTTTTTCATCCTCGTCGTAGACTGCGTGTTTATCAATAAAACCCATGATTCTGTATTCGGGTTCTTTATTGTGGATTTCAAACTTTAGCTCTGACTCTCCGAGTTCTGAGCCTTCACAGAAGAAGTCGAATTTAAGACCTACAACAATCATGTCCATGCACATTTCAAAGTTCTCTTCGTTAAAAGCATTCTGCTTTTTAAGGTGCTTTACAACCAAGCGAGTAACGGGCTCGGACGCTTCGGTGCATTTGCCCTCCATGATTCTGTCGTAGTGCTTGCGATGCTTGTCTTCAAGCAGCAACTCAAATACTAGGTGACAGATAGAGCCTCGAATTGCTCCGTCGTTGGTTTTATCTGGGAGATTCAAGTGGTACTTGCCGTAGTATAACCACGAGCAAGTCTCCAGCGTTTTCATCCTAGATGCTGAGATGTATTTTGCTTTAGCCATGTTTTAATTTCCTGTTTAGTCATATCCCCGAAGTCATTCTTCGATGGGAGCTTGACCTCTATTTGAGATGGGTCAAAATGATTTAGTAGTTTATTCTTAACTTTTTCAGCAGCCATGTTTCCTCTGCTGTTCTTTTTTGAATCATTGTTAAATGACACGTAAATTTTACCTAAGTCAAACCTCAACAGTGTCCCCATAATTGGAGAGCTTATGTCTAAACCAAAAGTTACTATAGAGTTCTTGGCTCCCGCCTCCCAGAGAGCAAGCATGTCGCCAATACTCTCGACTAGGAACACGCTGTTATGCTCTCTGATAATTTCGTGATTTAAAAAGAGAGGGTACTTCCAAGCATACTTATCGCCTATATGCTTCCATTTGGGAATGCTATCATATTTAATTTCTTTTGTGTATCTACCGGATACTCCCACAAGTCTATCCTTGGCGTCGAAAATGGGAAATACATAACGATTCTTCATTTTGCCTTCCGCTATAATTCCCCCCTTAAATTGACTTATGGTTTCTTCTGAAACGCCTCGTCCTTGCCAGTAGATGTGATTGCGAACCAGTTTGCTTAAGCAGCTTTTATCGAAAACCTTTGGAGATTTAATCTCTGGCTTTATAATTGTGACTTTGGTTTCACCCTGAGATGCGCCTTTAGAGGAAACCCATTTTTGGGCTTCGTCTATAGACTTCATCTTCAGGGTGATTTTAACCAAGTCTTCGAAGCTACCCGAAATATTTTCAGCGAAGTCTACGAATCTACCCGTGCTTTTATCTATTCTAAGCACAGTGTTATTATCAGACTCTCTGTATATCGGGCGAGTCCTGTATTCTTTCGGATACTCGGATATATTAGAATACCCAAGCTCGTAAAGCATTTCTTTTATGTCCGTCACAATACTGCGTCTGTTGGATTTTCGGAGCTACCTCCTTCTAGCTCGTATGTCTCTCTAGCTCTTTCGCAAATATGCCTCAATGAACCTTTCTCTTCGATATTAAAATTATGAATATCAAAATTAAGATAATTCATTTGATACCTTTCTGAACCATCTGGAAACAACCTTTGAAGGAAGTCTTGATGGCCCATCGCATCCTTACCTTGGAATCTAGTTTTAACAGGGATAAGTTTATGAGTACCAAAGTCATCCCCGTCGAGAGCTATCTCGTCTAGAGTCTTACGTCTGAAGATACCCACGAAGGCGGCAAACCATTGGAGCCTATCGGATAAAGAAATCGCAGAACTATCATCAACTAAATTGGATGAGTTTCTGTTTCTGTTTTCTCCAGACCTGTTTAGCTGCATAGCGGTTAGCAGCGGGGCGTTGACTTCTTCCGCTACCTCTTTTAACTTTTGGATTTTATCTCCAATAGCTTGGTACTCAGCCCAGTTCTGGCCGACCTTCTCTCCTGTTAGCTTTACGTAATCATACGCAATCAAACATTTGTTTCCTCTGCCAACCTCGTTGTAGTACCAACGCCTAATCATCGAGCAGATTTGGTCTACGTTTTTATTTCCTGCATGGAAATGGTAGAAGTCTCTGTTCTGTTTGATTCTGCTTTCCGCTTTTCTTACTTGGTCGTAGTAGTCTGGATTCTTTCTCCAGTTTCCAGTTTCCAAATACCAAGTAGGCACAGAGGTTAACGAAGATAGAAGCCTAAACTTAATTTCTTTGGTTAACATTTCTGTATCCAAAAGCAGAGCTTTGATGCCCGACTTTTCAGCTACCTTGAAGCATACGTCGTTTAGCCATGTGCTTTTGCCTTCGCCCGGTCTGGACGCAATAGCATAAACATGACCAGCTCTGAAGCCGCCATACATTCTATTAAACTCTGAGTATGGGCTTGCGAATCCGAATTCGTCTTCGGGATTGTTTCCCGTCTCTTCAAGCAGGTCCATCAACCCATCGGTCAACTTCTCTGGAGCGTCTTCGTTTCCGTATTGCTGAATCTTATCGTTATAAAGCGCATCGCAAGCGGAAACGATTTCGTCGATTCCTTTTTCTCCGCACTGCTTTACTTCGTCTTTAATTTTCTCCGCTGTCGCGGCTATCTCTCGGCGCACTCTGTATTTGACTAACTCTCTACAGGCGTCGAGTGTTGCGTGTTTTGTGATTTGTGTGAATGAGAGGTTCTCAATATAATCATAGATGTTAATATCATCTTTGAAAGATACTCCAAGCTCTTTAATTTGATTTGCTAAAAGAACTTTGTCGATTTTCTTTTGATTGTATACGCAGTTTTTGATGACACTGAAGATAGTGTAATGGACGTCATTGAAAAAGTCCTTTTCACTTACGAATGCATCGATTTCTGCGAAAACATCTTGATGTCTGATTAACCCCCCAAGCACATGTCGTTCTATTTGTAGGGAATATAAACCATTCATGTGTTAAATAATAACACTAACTTGGAATGGAATCAAGCTCTAAATTTCTTCTGGGCCATTTTCTTCGCCGTCTTCGTACAGGTCAGCGTCTTCCATTATTCCGTTGGCCATAGCTTCGACATTTATGGTTTCTAATGCTTTAGACCAGTTTTGGATGTAATATTGAAGAGCTAACGCTTCGGCGTTCGTTTCGAAGTTATTTGAAACCTCAGGCAGACCCTCTTCGTTGAAGTAGAATAGAACAAAGCCTCCGCCTGAATGTTCGTTTAAGTCCCGCAGGAGTGGCTTAGTCATATATTTTTTATCGTTTGCCATATTTGTATTTACACTAAAGATACACCATATATTTTCTTAATAAAGTCATGACTTAAATCATCTATGTCCTTATCATAAATTTCGATAAATATAAAATTGTTTTTTTCTAACCATTCAGCCTTTTGCGCGTCACGTTTAATCGAGGCTAGATAGTCAGCTCTAGAATTATTGTGAAAAAATTTGTTGAAGCTTTCGTGTTGTGGTCCGTGAACCTCTACCGCCATTTTCTTTGTTGCATTAATAAAGTCTACCTTCATGCGGCTCCCGTATACGGGGAACTCTTCGTAAACAATGTGGTTTTCCCAGTAACTCTTAAGGAACTGCTTAACTTTGAACTGTAGCTGAGATTTTGATTTCTTATCCCAGTTGACTAGGTATTTAGAAACCATTCTGCTTCGTGGTCTGCCATGTATGTCGAATAGCTTCATGTTAAATTGGTGGAGGCGGCGGGGGTCGAACCCGCGTCTTCAGAGCCATAGGCTAAAACCACTACAAGCTTAGTCAGTGTTAGTTTTCGTGCTTCGTCACTGACAACTACACACGAGGTTGGAGGCACTTTATTTATACTAGACTCCTCACCCTTCCTAGTTTTTTTTGCTCGCTATCGACGCCCTATCCTCTTAACGAGCATCCGAGGTAGGACGGGGCGGGACTATGCCGCCAGCAAGAGTTCCTCTTCTTCGACATAACCGAACTGAGCGAGAATCTCGTCAGCTTCAGCTACGGAAGGAGCGAACT